TAACGCAGTTGTGTTTGCAATAGCACTTGTATCACCTGCATAATCTGAACTACTAAATTTAATTGCACTAGCACTTGTTGCATTACCGTTGAAGTTATCTGCCCAAACATTTGACCATTTAGCAATACTTGATCCTAATGTATATGTGCTTGTTGAGCCTGGATTAATACCTGTTGACTGAATTACAACACTATTAGTTTGAACACTATTAGCATTACTTGTTTTAAATCTTATAATGTTGTTTGTACCAACTTCATTAGCAATAACACCTTGGTTACCATTTTCAATATAAATGTGTAAGTCGTTTTGGTCACCTACAGTAATACCTGCATCTGGAAACCTTACAATATCATCAAACGTTGTTGGTACGCCTGGTGTACTTTGTACAAAACTGCTAGGAAGTAATCCACCTAATCTTAATGCATTGCTCGATGTTCCCCAATAATAATGATTAGTTGATGTTACACCGTTTGTTGCGTCTGTAGTATTAACTAATGTTAATCCTTTCTTGATAACATCATAACCTGTAATTGCATTTGTAGGATCTGTTGAATCAATTGTAAACTCTTGTCCACTGATAATATATATAATTTCATCTTCAATTGTTGCGGCAATTACACTGTGATTAACATTTGCAGTATCACGCACTGTTTTACTTTGCATTTGCGTTAAACCTGTACCAGCGCCTTGCGGACCAACTAGTACAAAAGATGTTCCATTGTAAGTGTATAGTTGACTGTTACCTGAATCCCACCAAAAGTCACCTGCTGTTAAACCAAGTGGCTGTGTGGTTGAAACTTCTGCACCGCCAGTTGTTTTAAACTTTGAACCATCGTAGAACTTAATTTTTCCGTTTGTTGAATCATGCCATATCTGTCCGCTAATTGGTTTAGGCGGTTGAGATGTTCCGCTAAAATTTTCTAACAAAAACAAAAAGTTTTCGTTCTGTATTTCGCCGTATCCGGCGTAGTTCTTACCAACAAACGTTAAGTCTGTTGTAACATCAACGGTACCATCTTGCACTACTACTAGTGTTGCGCCGCTGTATTTGTTAATTGTATAAGCCATGTTTCAACCCTTTAATTATAACTATATTTATCTTACACACTAGATGTTAAGTTTTGACTAAATGTCCAATTCCCACCTGCTGTGACGTATTCTTTCAACGCTCTAGTTACACTAACTGTAACTACACCCGTTGCATCTGTAAAGCCAATATCTTGTAATACTGACTCGTTTTGTACTCCTGCGGCATCTACTGCTATAAATGATTTTGTAGCAACCGCCGCAATATCGATCCCTGTTACACTTGCGCCGCCAAGTGTTGTACAGTGAATACGTGCAGTTGTACCGTTCGCAACAGTACTTGATGGAACTAAGTCGTTTAAGACCAAACCAATTTGAGTATCATTTAAACCTGTAACATCCATACTAAACGAAATTGCAGAACCTGCGATTGCTTCGTCTACATAAACCTTATTTGCTCCATCAGTATCCTGTGTTGGCTGTGCCATCGCAGTAATTTTTTGATTTGATATATTAAGGTCGCCATTTGGACTAATTGTAATTCCACTAGCGCCTGTTATAGTGCTTCCGTTTATGTTGATGTTATCAACGTCTAATGATGTTAGTGTTCCTACACTTGTAAGACTTGATGCTGTTACTCCAGTTCCTAATGTTGTTGCATTAAGTACAGAATTCCCTGCAATTTTGTATTCGTTACCTGTAGTAACATTAATATTTTCTGTTGCTGTCCAACTGTTTGTTGCTTGTATCCAAGTCCATTTTTTATCTACACCTGTTACTCTTATAACCATACCAGCATCGTCAACGCCCGAGTCTGTTAAAAGTGTACTATCACTTGTAATTGCAAGTTCAATTTGTTTATCTTCAACTCGTAATGTGCTTACATCTATACTTGCACTAGAACCTTCTACTACTAAATTTCCTGTTACACGGATATCACCTGTAACATCTAATGTATACTCTGGTGTGTTATCAAAAATACCTACACGTTTATTTGCCGCGTCTATGAATACAGCATCTACTTGCTGTGATCCAGCCGCTGTACTTGTTACTCTAATTGTATAATTTTCATCTAACTGCTGGTTAGCAGTAACAAACGAATTACCAATTATGCTTTGTACTTGGTTAGCGTTTGGTCCAATAGTAACACCTGCTGAGTTACTTACTGTCAGTGATCCTGTTACTGTGTTATTTGTAGTAGAACTTACAAAGTTGTCTGCTCCAACTTTAGTACCGTCTGCTTTAATTAATGCTTTTGCCGCGTCTGCTGTACCTTCAAATAAGAAAGTATCTTTATCAATAATATTAATACCTTTTTTGATATTACCTGTAATACCTGTTATTCCATATCCTACTGCTGGAGTAAATTCTACATTACTAATTACAGCGGCTCTAGAAGTAGTTCCGTCTGTTCCATTACCTAAGTATAAACTTGCAAGTGTACGACTTCTATCTTGGGTATCAAGTACACTTTCAATTCTAAATCCTGTTTCACCTTGACCTGCTGTATAAATTGGTCCTGCTAATGATAAATCAGTTCCGTCATAAAAGTAAAGTTGGTTGTTGACATTGTCCATCCATAAGTCACCAGCAACCATGTTAGGTTGTGTTTTTTGCACAAATGGTCCACCAACTGCTTTAAATACAGTCCCTTCATAAACTTTCAAACGTGCTTCACTAGTATCCCACCAAACTTGTCCTGGTATTGGATTAGTTGGTGAGTTTGCATTACTAAAATTTTCTAGTAATTTTATAAAGTTTTCATTAAATGCTTCACCGTATCCGGTGTAGTTTCTGCCTACTAATGTTAATGATGTGCTATTAACATCTATAGTACCATCAATTAAATCTACTAGTAATGACCCATCTGTTTTGTTTAGTTTGTATGCCATTAAACTTTCCCTGTGTAAATTATGTAATTTAAGGACATAAACGGACTTAATGTTTCCATTGCTTGTCCGGTTGTTCCTGCAACACCACCACTTGTGGTTACAGCCTGCCCTGCATTTTGTCCTGTTGGTGCATCAAAAGTAATTGATGATACTGGACTGTTTGCATCTTTTGCCGCATCTAATATTGCATAAAACTGTGTACCTTCAACAACTAAATCATGTTCGTGATCTGGTAAGTTATTTTGTTGTATTGTAACTGTTTCTTGACCGCCACTGTTACCAAGTTCACTACCTTGTAAACCTGTAATTCTACTTGCCGCTGTTCCGCCCATATCATCTAGACCCATAACAGTTCTACCACGCATATCAGGTAGTGCAAATTTTGCTACACCATTATCACTTAATAATCCTGTTTGCTTGTATGTAAATCCAATTATTTCAAATAGTTCAGGATAATCTGCTTGTAATATTTCTTGTCCGTAACATAATAACCAAAACGTCGGTGCTGTTGTACCTGCATATGGCATCATTACACCTGGTGGATTAACTGGAACTGTTGATAATAAATCTCTTCTACTTACTCTATAAAGTCCAACTTGCCCTTGTACTCTGTTTAACAAAAATTCGTCACTAGCGTCGACATCACCTGTGTAGGTTTTATTACTAATAAAACTGTTTGCAATAGTTGTTTGAAAAGTTTTTGTGCCACCGCCTGTTTGTCCGTCAAATATTATAGTTGGCGCACTTACTTCACCTTGTAATTGGAAATTTGTAGAACTAGAAAGTTTGTCTGCACTGCCTGCTCTACCACTTACTTGTCCAGTAACGTTACCAGTTAAGTTTCCTATAAAAGTTGTTGCATATATTCCTGTATATTTGTTTGCTAATGATCCAATAGTTCTTGTGTTTGTTACATCTGGAATAATATTTCTAGTTTCTGTATCACCTAGTACATTTATTGTTCCGCCGATATTTAAATCACCTGCAATACCTGTACCGCCTTTTACAATTAAACTACCTGTACCAAAGTTTGTACTTGCAGTAGTTCCGTCAATAGTAATTGAATCACTAACTTTAATTTTACCTGTTACATCTAATGCTTCACTTGGTGCTGTATTATTAATACCAACATTTGTTGTTGAATCAACTCGCATTACTGTCTTTGTAGTACCTTGATCGTTTACACGAAAATCTAAACTAGCACCACTTGTATTGTGACTAACAACACCAATTTGTCCTTCAACACCTAATGCAACTTGGTTTCCACTACCTAAAATAATACCGTCGTCTGTGTTTACTTTTAATTGTTTTGTTGTTGTGCTAACAACATCACCACGTAAGAAATTTGCGGCAGGAACCTTTGTACCTGCTACTACTAAATTTTCTGCTTGTTCAGCAGGCCCATAAAATCTTGCGGCACCATCACCTGTTATATCTGCTGTGCTTAAATTAATACCTGGATTAATTTGACCAAAGCCGTTTATTTCTGCTCTTGCTGTAAATGTATCGGCACTAATAATTGCAACCGGTTTAGCATTTATATCAACTTGTAGTGCAGTGTACTCTTTATGTCTTGTGCTAATATAGTTACTGGACTTACACCTGTACTTAAACCACCAGCGTACTCCGGACCAATTAGTGTCCAGCCAGAACCTGTATACAAATATAATTGTTGGTTATCAGTATCAACCCAAAGATCACCTGTGGTACTACTTGCGGCTTCTGGTTGGTTGGTTGCTTTTTTCAAACCACCACTTGCTACCCAATTTGTTCCATCGTATACTCTAAGTTGTTCGCTACCTACTGTAGTATCGTACCATAATTGTCCTTCAACTGGATTTGATGGAGAAGATGCGTTAGCAAAGTTTTCTAATATCTTTAAAAAGTTTTGATTAAATTCAACACCATAACTAGTAGTATTACGTCCAACTAAACTTAAACTAGTTGATACGTTGATTTCATTGTCTTCAACTGTGACGCTACCTTTGTTTGTTACGTCAGTGAAATTAATTGTATAAGGCATCTATTAAACTCCTGACAAACTTTGTACACGCACTGTATAATCAATTTGAACTAATCTGTTTAAACTTTTTTGTACAGGGTGGAAAATAACATGGGTAATTAATCTACCTGTGCCTGATGGGCTATAACTCTTAAGTCCTAGTTCGTCAAACACATAAAGGTTATCTGTATCTGTAGCAGTATCAAATGCATCTTGACCTTCTGGTTCACCGTAATCTAACAAACAAGTTACAACAACATCTGTGTAATTTGTTCCACTAACGTGACGAGTTTCAATCTTGTTTCTTACAGGATCTGTGTTGCTTGTACTCCTGTCATCTACTACTTTAGTAAATGTTTGATTATACAAACTTGCATTTGTTCCTGTACTATTTGGAGTTAGGTATGTAATTACACCTGTTGGATCAACGCTTGTACCACCGTTACCAAAACTCATTTCGTATATCATCCCTTGACCTTGATTTGCAAGGCTTTCTGCAAGAGCAATACTCATATTCTCGTAGTGAATAGCATTACGCTTATCAACATACACTTCGCCAGTTTTAGGGTCATGTATTTTGATATGTCCTTTAACTACTACTCCGCTTTTATCATTTAATTTGTCTGTCATGTTTTCTCTCACTGCTACTGTATTTATTTAGGTAGTTCCGTTGTTCTTGCCTTAAGAAACTGTGCAACGTCATTTTCTGCATCAACTAGGCTTTCTCCTGCTTTTGTCCATGTTTGTCCAATGCGTCTAACCACCGTAACCTTCTGATCTTGCTCTGGTGTAACTGCTAACCCCAATGTACTACCACTTAAAGTGAATTCTACTGGTAAAGTTACGTCTCCCTCGGCACTATCTTGTGCAATAAACCTAGTTACAAAGTTACCCGCACTATCTTTAGTGTCTACTTGATAACTACTTATCGCATTTTTACGAAGTCTGCGTCCAGCAACAAATACTTCAAACTCATTTACACCTTGTGTAGGTGTAAAGTCTAATTCAAATGATGCTGTAGTACCATCTGCTGTAAACACTTGTGTAAGTGTTTGATCTGTGTAAGGAGCATTTTCTCCTGGACTTTGATCTCTTACTTCAGTTCCTGAAGCAATTAATGTGTTTACACCTGTACCTAATGTACCTCTACGTATTTGACGTAAACTATTTCCTTGCTTCACGTAGTACTCAATTCTTTCACCGTTTATAAACACAACACCCGGTATTTGTTTCTTTTTACCTGGTTCAGGTAAATCAGAAGCATCTACTAGTTCAATTCTAGTATCCCACCAATTAAGGTCCTGTGCTAGTTTATACTTATTCGCATCGTCCAATCGCTTGTAGTGAACGCGGTTCAATATATCTTTAAACTGTCTATATCCAAATCTATGAGTTAATTGCTCTTCTCCAAATTGTATTATTTCAACTTTGTCATTTGCACTTAATTTTTTAAGAATTTTTACATGTAGTTTATCTTCTTCTAAGTAATAATCAACATTTGGTGCTAATCTTACGCCATTTATAATTACCCATACATATTCAGAATCTTGTGATTTATTCCTTAATTCTACAAGTCCGTTACTTAAATTAATATATTCTTTAAAGTTAGTTGTTCCTGGTACAAGCGTAACTCTACTTACTAAGTTGTATTTGATACGCTCAAAATCTTGTATATCATGATTACTAAATGACGTAATTCTTACTGTTTCTCCTAGAGCAGGTGCTGTATCAAAATATATTTTGCTTCTATCTTGCAAAAATTTGGTACTGCTATCTGCACCAACGCCTACATAACCAAATGCATATTGTCCATCAATGCTAAAGAACACATCTAGTTTGTCTCCAACTCCGCCGATACCTGCTGATAATACAACACTATTATTTGAACTATCCCATCTATATTGAACGTTCTTCACAAGCAACTCATCATTTAAGTAAACTTCAATGTCCTCACCTCTAACACTATTAGTTAAAAATTGCCATTCTTGAATTTGATACTCTCTAGTTGATGCATTTGTTATTGTAAAGTCTACATTATAACCTGCATCAAGTATATTATTGTTAAGTTCAACAATAGCATTTTGTGCAGTTGGTAATCCGCCAACTAGTGCTGGGTTAACATCAAATATTGTTGTTGAACCATCACCGATTAGTGTTTGCACATTAGTTGCACTAAAGTTTTTAGCAGTTGTATAAAATAATCCATAATCAACAAGTTGCCCTGCTTGCGGTGCTGTGTCAAATGTAATTACAAAATTTTTGTTTGCATCTTCGGATAATGTAGAATTTATTACTACACCATTTATAGTTACATAATGACTTACACCTGTTTGATATTTTAAATTAGTAGTGTATGTATTTGTACTTCCGTCTGCAACAAATTTATTAATGTCTAAAATTTTCTGTCCGCTTACACCCATTGTAACTATGCTTAATACTTTTCCTGCTGTTGGTGCAGTTGTAAATGTTATTGAATCGTTTACGTAATTAATAGTGTAATCTGTGTTAGCAACTCTTACATTATCAATACTTACAAAAACTGCTTCACTATTATGAGGATGTATTCCAGTATTATAAGTTTGTGTTACTCCGTCTGTTTGGAAGAATTGTGTTTGTACATTACTTGTTCCATCATCTGGTCTGTGGAAAACTTTAATGTCAACTGTATCTGAAATTTTTCCTGGAACAAGTTCTTCAGGTCCAGTAGTTGTCATTGGTGTAATAAATCCGTCACCATCTACAATAATATCACTTGCATCAATACCTTTAGCATTACTATATGATAATGCGCCTCCAGTTAGTTCAGTGTCATAACTTGCAGGGTCTGGTTGAAAACTACCATCACTAGTAGTTTTTCTTATTACAAATATATCATCATCTTTTGTTGTTATTCCAAAGTTTTGGATATTGATACTTGTCAATACTCCATCACCTGTAATACTTGTCATAACAGCATTTGGATTTGTAGGATTACTTGGATAATTTGCATCATCAAGTCTTACATTATTTTTATAAACATTGTAAACTACTCCATCTTCTAACGGTGTAGTCCAAGTAAGTTCTGCTGTTGAACCGTCTAAGTAAAAAATAATGTCTTCAAATGTTGAGTCGTAAATATCATATGCTTCTACACCAAAGCCTTTTGTTTCAAATCCACCTGCTTGAGAAAAGTCAAAACTTTTTACTTCTACACCACCAAAGTCAACACCCATCATA